CGCCCAATAGACTGTAAGGTTCTAATTTTAGATTTGCTCGGTGAAGTAAAGATGATATTATGCAGGTTCTTTATATTTACTCCAGTAGAAAACGTGCCTAAAGAAGCTATGATGATAGCATCCTTTTCTGTTTCTACTAACTTGCGAATATCATCGCGTTCTTCACCATCAACTCCACCATGAATAAAAAACACTTTACGATCAGGAGCAGCTACTTTAATATCTTTGTAAAGCTCTTCTCCGTGCTTTTCAACATACTGGAATAGAACTAGTATATTCTTTTTCAAAGATAAAGTCAAGTTTTTTATAAACTTATTGCGTGCTAAGTTCCTGACAATAAAATCTATTTCCTGTTGATAGTCATTTTTAGTATTCTGTTTACGCACTTCATCAGGATACTTCAACATCAATATCTTGATCTTAAGTTCAGCTAGATGCTTCTGTTCAATTAGATCTGTTGTAGTGGCAACCTGTTTAACAGTACCAAACAAACCTTCAAGTGTTAGCTTGTTAGTTTCCGTACCATCTAGTGTGCCTGTAAAACCAAACCGATACTTGCAGTTGTAAAGTTTTTCCATAATGCTAGATAGGCTCTTAGCTTTAAACAGATGCGCTTCATCACCGATAACTACATTGAACTGTTGAAACCATTGCTTTGGCATCTTATAGATTGACTGCCAAGTGGATATAACTATTGACTCTTCAGTTTCTTTTTCAACACCAGCAGTGATCTTATGAATATCTTTATCATAACCATAAGACTTGAAGTCACCTGACATCTGATGGACTAAGGAGATAGTAGGCACAATGACGAGAGTCTTTAAATTAAAATACTGTGTAACCATATAGATGATAAGAGACTTACCAGAAGCTGTTGGCGATAACATCAATGCTCTACTCTTACGCACAGCATGAGCTAATGCTTCAATCTGATAGTCTCTAGGTTCTAATGGTAGGTTTAATGTTTTGGCAAACTCATATGCTTCTACTAAAGAGAACTGAGTGTCATTGAACTCTGATAGGAACTCTACACTATAGTCGCGTGAGCGAGCGAATGCTAGGACATTATTAAGCAAGCCAGCATAGATCTGTTTTGCCATAACATTATAGAGTCTGATCTTACCATCCCAGATTTTATTTTTATAAAGAGGATGGAACTTAGCATTGGGAATCATAAACGTAAAATGATCCGATAGCTCCATAGCTACGGATGCAACACACTCAACACGAATGTAAGTCTCGTTGACTTTAGAAATTCTAAGGATGTCGGTCATATGCCTCCATTAGTAAACCTCTGCCAGTCAATATAGTTCTTAATCATATAACCACGGTCAGTTATGTTCTTAATGATAGACTCTAATAGAGTGATCTTTTCTTTTTGATACGCAATCTTTAGAGTCATGTTAATGATATCTTGATCTGCTTCAAGATGCATAGGGATATCTGACTTCAATATAGTACGAGGATTAGGCATCCAGTTATGGCCAATCAAGCTCTCTTTATCAAGAGTACCCATAAAGTATTCATACTTGTCAAGATACAACTGCTTATACTCTGTCTCCACCTTGCGCAGAGCAAGTCTCTCTTGCGAGAAGATCTTGTAATACTTGTTGTGTAGTTTGGGAATCTTAACTGCTTCTTTATCAATACCAGCAGTGTTAATCTCTGAGTCTTGCGACCATAGATCAAATATCTCGTCAAGCTTCATCATATAACCTTATCAGGGAAAGAAACAGTATACTATATTACTAAGATAAAGTCAAGCTTTAAAATCTTGTGTAGTTATACTGAAAATATTTGAACTCAGCAGTGGCTGTAAGATAGTTGACATCAGTCTCTGTTGAGTTAAACTTGAAACCAGAGATACTGACAGGAACGATATCTGTAAATGTTACCTTTATGTTTGGCTGCATGGCACTATTTAAAATGATAAGATCAGCATTCACCAGAACACCTTGCCCGCTTGTCTTAGTCTGTGCAGCGATAGCCTTGTACTCATCGAAGCTGTTAGGTTTACCGATTGCCTTGATCCAATCATGCATCTCGAAATAACCTTGCATACCCTCATCGATCTTGAAAGTAACCGAAAAGTTATCATATGTTAGATGATCGCCGGGAATCATTATTTTACTGAAAGGTGTCTGCAGGTCTTTGGTCGCGTTCAACGACAGCCGAGGGAAGTCGAAGCTTTGGACGAAATACTCGAGGTTGGGAAGCTTCGTTATGACGAACTTAAAGCCTAATGGGGATAGGAAGTTAAGGTCTGTGGGCTGTCCTGGGTACGTGGCCATCGGCTATCCTATTGATTTTACTCATATATTTATACCAAAGAAAAAGCTTGACTTTTATCGAAAAAGGGTTTATAATGGTTGTATGAAAAATTCTGAGGTATAAATGTCTACTTTTGTTAAGCTTACTGATTTACCTATTACCCGTATTGATATTTCTAACCTTAAAAAAAATAAGTTTGAAACTGTAATACATAAATCTATGATTTCTACCTATAAAACCGTTTTTGACTCTTATGGGTATAAAACTGAGTTTTCCCCTATATACGGTCCCCTTTCTGAAAATTCCCCCCCTAACCTCTTAGAATGTGGGTATTTGAGGTCGGTAACCCCCTGATTTTGTTATATAAAAATAATGCTTGACTTATTTGTCTAAAGGGTCTATAATGGTTGTATGATGAAGGTTAAAGAGGAAAAGATGAAAAATATTGAGATCCGTGATGTTCGCCTTGGTGACGTGGTTCGCTGGGAATCAGTGGCTGGTGTTATCCGTGGTGAGGTTGTCTCTATGGATATGGCTCCTACTGCCGCTGGTGACTATGTCCCGTGGTACACGATTAAGAGTTTGAATAACAGCACTACTCGTCTCTGTGGTCGTGCCGGATTTCTTACTATGATGAAATTTGAAGTCATATTTCGTGATCCAATCGTGGTTGCGGCATAAGTATATGGCTAAAGGAGAACGAACATGATTACTGTTAAGCAGTACAGCTTCCCTACCTTTGATGATGGCATTATCCCCATGGAGAGGATGATGAATTATTTGTCTAGGCAGCGTCGCCATTATCGTAAGCTGGACAACGAAGAGCAGGACTGGCTCGATTGGGCTGAACAGGCTCTTTATGTTGACCCACAATTCAAGAGATATAGAGCTTAAGGATACGGATTCCTTAGCTCAGTTGGATAGAGCGTCAGACTTCTAATCTGAATGTCGCTGGTTCAAATCCAGCAGGGATCGCCAATATGCCCACATGGTGGAATGGTAGACGCGCGAGACTTAAAATCTTGTACCTTAAGGTGTGCTGGTTCGAGTCCGGCTGTGGGCACCAAAGTTTGTATGTAGGAGATGGATGGAGAAAAAAATAGCTTGACTTTTATTTTAAACTAGTGTATATTTAATGTACGGTGATAAAACCGTTTTTTGAAACTTAGGAGAATGTTATAATGACTAATACAAAGATTAATCGCGTGATCGTTGCCCTTGAATCGGGCGAAGAGCTGTCTGCCAACCAGATGCGTGCTCGTTTTGGTTTCACGACCACTAACGCTGCTCGCGCCACAGTTGCGAAGCTTCGCGGCGAAGGCTTCTCGATCTATACGAATGAGAAGACCAACTCGAAGGGTGTTCGCACTGCCAAGTATCGTATTGGTAAGGCTTCTCGCGATATCGTTTCGGCTGGCTACAATGCTCTTCGCGAGCAGGGTATCTTCCCGATGGGACGTTAATACTTAATTAAGTAGAGAGGGGGGAAGGGCCACGCCTTCCCCTTTTTTTATAATTTTACTGAATGGGAGTATTCTTGGCTAGAAAATCTCAAAGTGATTACTTTCTTGACGATGTGCACCATCATAGAATTAATCGAAACAATTTTTCTATCTATATTGGTGGCGACCCTTCTCATATGGGTAATGAGGGTGATGAACCTGGTGTAGATTATAGCATGGCAGATAGGTTCGAGTTAAATCTCGACATCCTATCTTCAATTGATAAATCAAGACCCATCCTAGTTAATCTGTCCTCTTGCGGTGGATGTTGGGAAGAGGGTATGCAGATGTTTGCAGCTATCCTATCGTGCCCCAATCCCGTAACTGTACTTGCTCTAAAGCATGCTCGCTCCATGACATCTCTGATCCCTCTGGCAGCTGATAAGTTCCTGATCAGACCACCCTCTACCTACATGTATCATAGAGGTACATATGGTATCGAGTCTCTTGATGAAGAGGTAGAGACGGAGGATAATGAGCGCAGGAAAGCACAAGAGCTGATGCTTAGGATTTACGTTGCTCGTCTAAAGGAACAGGGCAAGTTTAAGGCTCTTAGTGATGGTAGGATTAAGACCCATCTAAAGGAGACTATGAGAGACAAGATCAATGTCCATCTTGCAGCCGATGAAGCAGTAGCCTGGGGATTTGCTGATGGGGTTTTTGCGGGTAACACGGAATCACTTCGTGCTACTGAGGTAAACATACCGCGAAGAAAACGAATGCTAGAGGTTCTTCGGCGACCTATTAATATACAAATCAAAATTAGTTAAAAAAAAGAGGGACCTTTTGGATCCCTCTTTTTAGTTTGTAGAACTCGTTTCTTATTAGATGATATTCGAAACGAGGAAGCGACGGTAGAAGACGTTAGTGTTAGCAACTAGGTCGCCGCCAGTTGTGGCAGCGGCACTGTCTAGTGCACCCTTTGAGAAGGGGTTCGCGACCATGCCGTAGCGGGTCTTGAAACCAATCTTGGGCTGGAAGCTGTCCTGGCCAACAGCACGTACCATCTGTAGGGGAACATAGGGGCAATAGAAGACGCCAGCGTCAAAGGCAGAAGAACCCTTGTAACCGCAAACGACATAGTTGCCACCAGCATAGGGGTCGATATAGACGCGAGTGCGACCATTTAGGACACCGGCAAAGGTATTGCCTGTATCATCAACCTGGAGGTTATTGCTGTTTAGAGCAGGAGTGTAATCTAGAACACCAGCCATCTGTAGAGCAGACGCAACGTCTGAAGAACAGATAATGATGTTACCCTTACCACGACGAGTTGCCTTGGCAATAGCATTAGATTCGCGTTCGATCTGGAACATTAGACCCTTGAACTTTTCAACTGACCAACGGCCATTTGAGTCAACGTCTAGGTCGAAAGTACCAGCAGAAGTTGTATCAGTTGCACCTGAAGAAGCTGTTAGACCGATTGTACGGACAACTTCGCGATTGATTTCAGCTAGAATTTCAGCTGAAAGAATCGAGGATAGCTCTGTCTCAGCGTCTAGACCGTGGATCGCCTTTAGATCCTGGGCTAATTCGATTGAGTACTCAGCCTTGAGGGCACGTGACTTTGCAGTTACAGTGACCTTGTCGATTGAGAATGCCATCTGGGCAAATTCGGCATTGCTTGTGGTGCCAAGCATTTCAGCCTGGGCAGTTGACATACCAGCCGCAAAGTTATATGCGGCATTGGTAGCAGCAGGAACAGTACCGACGTTATTGCCGGACTGGCCGAGGCTGTTATTACCAGCATTGATTGTTGTATGACCAGTGTTGGCTTCGTTGTAGAAGGCATCATTACCGCTCTGTGAAGTAAACTGGGGACGTAGTGCAAAGATCAAGCCAGTTGGGCCAGTCATTGGCTGCACGCCGCAGATGTCATAGGCGATTAGGTTAGGCATTGCACGACGAACTAGTGAAATTAGCACTGGATCGTAGTTTAGTGCACCACCAGCTAGGTTGGTCGATGGGCCATTGGTCTCAAGTAGAGACTGAGGGGCATACTGACCAGCTTCGCGCATGGCAGCTTCTGTGTTTTCTAGTAGCTGAGCGATAGTCGAACGCTTGTGCGAATCCTTGATCGATGGTAGATCTGGATGCTCAAGAACTGGACCCCACTTCTTTTGAATCTCTTCGTTGATTAGCATTTAATTAACTCCCTTGTTTTCCTGTTGGGTTATACAAATAGTATTTATATAATCTACTTCTTTGCTGTTTGCGAAATTGCTTTTACATAATGAGACATGGTTCCAGTTGTGGGCTGGGCATTTTCTGCATCGGAATTATCTTCAGTGGCTTCGGTTAGAGTGGCAGCATTTGACACTTCCTTCTTACCTTCGCTGAAGAATGATTCCTTGATAACATTTAGCTTCTTGGTGAACTCGCCAGCATCAGCATACTCGATGCCCTCAACTAACGAACGGAGCTTTTCCTGCTGTGTAAGGGGAAGAGCTTCGACAGCTTCAGCAAAAATATTATCTACTTCAAGTGAATCAACATAATCTGTTAGTTCAACATTCTCCTTAACGACATCATTAATCTTCTTCTCTAGCTCTGCGACGTGCTGTGTTAGTTCAGATACTAGATCGATCTTGTCGTCTGGGATTTCTACATAGTTCTCGGCGAATAGATTCTTAAGACCACCAATGAAGTCATTAACAACCTCTGCCTTCAAACCTGATTCGATAGCAATTTCGTTATCGCTAACCCATTGTTCTACTGCATATGAAAGATACTTGTCAACATTTTCTGTAAGCTGAGTTACCTTATCCTCTAGAGCTTCTTCGAGCTTGGTCTCAAACTCTTCCTCTAGACGGGCAACTTCTACATATACGCGAGTGTTTAGTGCGGCTTCAAAAATAATCTTAGCTCTATCGCGAATTTCTTCTGATAGTTCCTGGCCATCAAAGATCACTTCCATGTCTTCAGCAGCAACCTGCATACCTGAAGAACCAGAAGCTTCGCCAGAGGCATCATCTGTAGCTGTACCAAGGCGGCGAGTTGCCTTTGACTTCTCGGCGGATAGACCATCGGTCAAACCCTTATAGATGTTGCCGATTTTTCCCTTTGGCATACCGCTCATGATTTCAATGGTAGCACTGAGTGCTTCAGCCTTTGTGGCGAAAGTATTAGGTGTTTCGCCATTTGACTTATCAGCAGGACGACCCTTATGTCCATCCATAGCAATTGGATCGACTGTTTCATTGTCACCGCCAGATGCCTTGAACTCTACTAGTTCCTCATTATCCTTATTAATAGCCATAACTTCTTTCTCCTTTGAGACCTTTTGAGATACTATACTTATTTATAATTAATTAGTTCTTATAGTGATTTTAGAAACTTATTGAACATCCGAAGTGAGTTCTCATCGATCTGATTTACCGTCATCTTCTTCATTTCTTTCTTAGCTTCATGTACCATTTCAGCTGCCTGCCATGTGCCTGCGGCAACGTCATATACCCATTCTGTGTTCTCCATAACGCCACGAACGAAAGCTTTATGAGCAGAAGGATCGGCGACAATATCAGCAGCAGTAGCAAGCATAAAGTCGTCTTGAACTTCCATGATGCCACCATTTGACTTTAGTGTACCCATACCACGTGAAGAAACGCCAAGGTTGGCACCTTCATCTAGTAGGTTCATTACGATATTACCCATAGGGGTATCAGTGATCTTAGCCTTGCCAATGAAGTCTGAACCTTCCTGGCGTAGTGACTTGATCATGTGTGATACACGATCTAGATTGATTGATGGACCAGCGGGATGGCCAAGTTCACCATAAGCACGATTGGTCTCAATGAGTTCCTTAGTATAGCGAGCAACTTCTTTAGCAAGAATCTTTGACTCATAGATACGACCATTCTTATTAGGCTTATCACCCATAAGAAATACGCCTTCGATGAAATAGTTCTTGCGACCATCTTCCTTAGCTTCTTTAACTAAGCTTAGTTTCTGGTCGAGCACTTCGCAAATAAGCTTCATTGTAGTTCCTTTATGCTACGTTGCCAATAGTTTGTTTACCAACCTGAATCAATATTGACGCAGCTGCATCTGCAGTATTAGCGACAATGTTTGCTGCTGGAAATTCAACACCTAATGTAGTGCCATTACCAGAAAAGTCAAACGTGTTATTGGTATTAGAAGTTGTGAATACTAAGTTAGCACCGCGATAGATGCTCCAAACGCCAGAGCTTATCATCTTAGTAACTACCATGCTCTGTACATTTTCTGCAGTAGCATTGATGTTGCAGTTAGCTAAAGTGATTGTTAGATTAGCACCAGCTGCTCTAAACCAAGCATGACCACCAGGTCTATTTTGATATGAGGTAGCCATTTATTATGCTCC